GAAAGTAGACTCAGCACGCAAAGACTCCATCTCAGTCATTTGAGAGGCAAAAGTGAAGCCCATCTTGTGACCAGAAATGATGCTGAACTTGCCAGAAGTCACAGACAAGTTGTGGCTCATGTACACAGTAAAGCGGTCAATCATACCCAAGCGACCGTTACGCAACACAGACACGCTGTCGCCAGTCAAAGATGCGTCTTTCAGGTCAGACTTCTTAATCATGCCAGCCATCTTGGCAGGAATAATCAGGAAGCGGTCACCCTCAGGGCAGTTAGCTTCGTCAAGCACAGTGCCCATGTCTACGATGTAGTCAAGCACGTTAGTCTTGGTGATAGCAATTGGAGTACCAGTTGTGCCCAAGTCGATGTTGCCAGTGATACGACCAGCAGTTGCGCCTTTGTTCAAAGCAGAAATGTCTGGAAGAATGTCTGTCAGAACGCGTTGGTCAATCTTAATCTTCATACGCTCAGAAGCGTCTTTAGACCAAGTGTCCATCATGTTCACGTCAGACTGTACCTTGTCCACGTCGTCTTCGATACAAGCGAAGTACTCGCCTTTGTCGATAACCAACTGAATCTTTGGCTTATCAGGATTCTCAACGCTCAGGGTTTGGCCCTTAACGTAAGTCTTGATAGAGATTTCAGGAGTGGTACGGATGTTAACCGTGTCACCCATGCGGCGAATCTCGCCCTCATAGTTGGTGTTAGAAATTGCTGCGAGCACAGTGGCGTCGTAGAAATTCTCAATAAGTTTGCCAGACCAAATCTCTGGAATGAAGTTGCCCGAATAATTCGGACGACCAGCAGCTACGGGAAATCCCATGATATTACTCCTCTAATCAAGCGTTTACAGTTATGCGATTTTCTCGCTGTGCAGCGAAAATATCGCGTTCAATGCGGTCACGCTCTGCTTCGCGCCCTTTGTACTTACCTTGACGAACATCGTTGAAGAAGGTTTTGATGTCATCAGGGCTGTAGGTCTTGGCGTTTGTTCCTGTTGGGTTACCTGTGCTGCGCCCTTTACCGGGGGCAACTTGGCGTTCCAACTCGGAAGCAGACACATTCCGGCGGGTGTTTTGAGCAACATTGGCTTGTCCAGTAATCTCAAGCCAAGACTTAAAGAAACTACCAACTCGACGTACATCGAGGCTGCGCTGTGCATCCTCTAGGATGGTTTGACGACTGATACCCGACATTGGGTCAAACTCAAGAAGCCATGATTGGAACTCTGGGTCTTCGTTGATGTCTTTCCAGTTAGGGATGGCAGTAGCCAATTCCGACCAGAATTGCTGTTCGACAGTCATAGCCTGACGTTGTGCGAGGTTGTGAACCTGTGGCACGACGTTAACCTGCAACTGCTGAAGCATCCGCTCAATCTGCACAAGTTTCTGAGCAACAGGGATTAACTCCTCACGCGACACTTTACGCATCACGTCAAGCGATTCTCCATATTCCTCAACATCTTTCTCGGTAACAAGTGGGTCAACTTGCGTTTGCGCCATGTTACGTGCGGAAGACTGTTGTGCTGAGATGGTTGCCAGCAACTGCTCCATCTGCTGCAAACGACCTGAGAGTTCTTTGTTCTGGCTATGCAGACGTGGAACTTCGGCGTTGTACATGCCTTGGAGAGTACGGTATTTTTGGTTGAGATTTTCTTCTGAGCCTTTTTCTTCACCACTTGCGTGCTCAGCGCCGGGTGATTGAGTAGCACCGTTCGTGTCAGCGTTCGCGTCGGCGGTCGGAGTGCTGTTAGCAGCATCTGTTTTGGGCGGAGTTCCACCGTCGGCTTGAGGATTTTGTCCCTCGCCATTGGTTCCATCACCATTAAGTTGTGCGTACAGTTCTTGAACTGCCTCGGTCTGTTTACGAATTTGCTCTGGAAGTGCCATAGTGAAACGCTCCTATCGGTATGCGTGGATTAGACGGCGAGTCATATCATTGAGACTTTGCCGCTAGTTCAGGGGACTCTTTGGCGAGCTTGTAAATCTCGCCCAAAACTTGGCATCGCCCCTGCATCAATGCCGCGTTGTTTATCGCAGATGGTAGCTGCTCTAGCTCATGCGTACGCCATGCCTTCAACCAGTCCAGAATCTCTGGATGCTGACGCACAGCGATAGAAAGAGCCTTTACAACTGATGGGTCAGGACGTATCACGGCTGACCTCCACTACGATTCATGACTGTATTCGATTCCATTCCACCTTTGGGTGCTCCATCAGGTTGGAGTGCTGCTCCAGCGGGCTGCTGTGCAGCCTGTTGTGCTTGAGCTTGCTCCGCAGCCGCTGCTACGCGGGTCTGATAAGCGAGTTTGTCCCGAGATGGAATAAGTTCGTCCACAGGCATTTGCAACCCTTTAGCCACTTCACGAAGAATCGCGGCGCGGCCATCCCGACCCATAATCGACATGTCGATTTCATTGGCGGTTGCGTTGAGGAATTCGATGCGGCGCACGTTGACAGTCTCTTTGACAGCCAAGTTAACTGCGCCACGGGCCACGACTTGAACGTCGCCCTTGATAGATTCGTCCTCGTCATAGCGCATGTTGTACACGAACTGACGTTGGACAATGGGCTTAATCACATCACCGTCGATGTGACCAACCACCTGACGGATGCCTTTACCAGCAGCACCCATCAACATAGAAAGACCAGACGACGTGCGGCCTGCGCCTTGCACATCGGTGTTGCCGTACAGGTAGGCAGGGATACCAGAGTGGTCATCTGCCAGACGAGCAAACTTATCGTACACAGCTACCAACGTGTTGGCATTGTCTTCAGGCTGTGTAAAGCGTACAGCAGGTGCACTCGAACCCACAGGGTCGTTGGTCACTTGCCAAATCTTCCAAGGTGACATCTGTGTGATGTCCTCGTTCGGAGGAATACGCTCTAGGTTCACTTCGACCTGAGGGCCAGAAGCGATACCCATGTTGTTCACGAGAGCACGAGCCGCTGCGTTACAGACGTTCTGAATGTCTTCGATGATTTCAGGGATACCCTTACCCCAGAAAGCGCCGGGGCACTTGATGAACGAAGTCTTGCAGTAAGGCTTCTGACCCAGTGGGTCATAGTTCAACACAGCCTTGATGACGTAGTTACCAATCATCCAGACGTTGGCGTCATACTCTTGGGCTTCATCAGGAACTTCTTCCTCAGTCAGACCCCACTCACGAAGCATTTTGCCGGAGACCTTACCCCAGAACTCAAGTGCGTCGAACACATCGGTCGGACGCATGTACGAGTAGAACTTGCGCTCCTCCTCGTTCTTGATGAGTTCCACGTCTTCGTTAATCCAAGATGGGCCAGAGCCTTCATCTAAGATACGACGAATAGCATCCTCGTCATAGCCCGGCACACCAATAAGGTCTGACAGGTCTGAACGAGAAAGCGGGTGATGCTCGAACAAGTAACCTTCTTCAATGCGAGTAATGCCCGGCTCAGGATAAATACGGAACGGGTCAACACGCTCAAACTCAGGAGCGAGACGCTCAGTTGGTTCAACAGTCGTACGACCTGCAACCATCTTCCAGCCGAGAGTACGCTGACGACGAACAATCGGGCCTTTGATGAAGGCCGCAGGGAAAGTCACGAGGTCAGTGATGAAGTCGTTGAACGAATCAGACCAACCACCTTGGGCAAACTGGTCTTCAATCTTCAACTTCATTTTGTCGGCACGGTTCTGTGCGTCTTGCAAAATCTTGAAGCGATAGTCTTGCGAGACCATCTCTTTAATCTGTGCCATCTCCTCTTTGGTAGGAGCTTTCTGATTCTCTTGCAACATCGTCAACACTTCGCTTGCGAAGATGTCTTGAATCTCACGACGGTCGTTGGGAGACAAATCAGGAATCGGGGTGGGCACAATATCCCACGGTGGAGTACCGCTATCGAGCAAGATGTCACGTAGCCAAGATTCCGCTGCGCGGCACTTGACTTCAGTAATCATCATGTAAATCTCTGAGCCGCCTTGCGCTTTAATCTGCTGCAACTTGTCAGGCTCATACTGTCCGTTACGCTGACGTAGCGCACGCAACATCTCATCTTCAATAGGCTTCTTGGCAATCTTCGCCACATCCCAGCACATACGAATATGCTGCGACAGACCCAACACCATTGGTTGGTTCTGACGTTCCTGCAAAGCCTGCGCCGCTGCTTCCTCGTCTTGTTTGTCGAGTTCAGCGTTGGAGACTACACGGAGGAAAGTTAGGCCTGCCATTGATACCTCGGTTATTTCTTCTTGCGTTGTTTAGCGTATTCGAGCATATCGCTCGCGTACAACAGTGTACTCTTAGGCGTCAACATTGTCGCGGTCTTTACGAGCGAGTCCATTGTAAGGCTAGTTGGAGAAGGCTTTGGTATCGCAGCTTTCTCAGATGCTTTTGGTAGTGCAATCTGCACTGCTTTCTGCGTTAGTGCAGGTACTTTGGTGTAGATGGGGTCAGACTTTGTTTCACCGGGAAGCACGTTACCAGTGCGAATCGCAGCATTTGCCATACGGCGGTTGTATGCGTTCCAACGGTCAGTGCTGAGCTTTTCAGCTTCAGCTTTAAATTCTTCGCCGTAGTACTTCACATCTGTCGGCTTAGCAATCTCAGGCATTGCCGTAGTTTTTGCAGCTTCACCGTAACCAACGGTAGGAGCTTTCGCAAATTCCTCCATCGTGGTGTCGTATGCGTCGTACTCTAAACCTGTTTTTGCTGCGGAAGGTGCAGGAGTCGCGGGGCGTGGAAGCTGAACACTACGACCTTGAACACCTTGTGGGGGTACTCTAACATTGACTATACCTTCCCGCACGATACCGCCGTCCTTGTACCCCTTCACAGGAGTAGACGTAGCCCCCATCTTCGGATTACTGTTG